GTAGGGGCAAGTGCTCCGAAGCGCACAGCCCGTGTAAACGGGATGATATAGTCTGAACTGCATGGCGACATGCAGATGCGAAAGCTGGCGTAGTGTAACGAGCTACGTTGAACACATGGTCAAAATGGGAAAATCTGAGGTTGTCGACAGTATTGCCAAGCATTGCATCGTTGACGATGGCCTCCCCACTCTGATAGCCAAGCCGGAACAAGCTAATGTCCGCACCTACCAAAATCTTGTTGGGAAGGCTGCTGGCAGAAGGTTTAATGACCCTAACATTCCCTTCGATGAAGAAGCCTACGACAGAGCTGAGCCTTTGATTGGCGATAAGGCATTGCTTATAGATGTCTACCAGTTTATGACGTGGGACACTCTCAAGGACGACATACGTTACGCTGTAGTAGGGGAGGGGGTGAAGGATGTTATTATTGACCCCATCACTTGCTTCACAAACACTATGAAGGTAGCTGATGCTAACGAGTTTCTCACTTGCATGTCAGCAGAACTCTCAGCTATGGCGTTGCAACTTGGGTTCATCCCTTATTGCTTCTGCCATTTGAAAGCTCCACAAGGAAACAATGCTGTCCCACATGAACGTGGAGGGAAAGTGTTGTCCACTCAGTTTGCTGGCTCTCGTGCTATGATGAGAAGCTGCAATTATATGATTGGTATTGAGGGGAATAAAGACCCTGACCTTCCTGAAGAAGAGAGAAATCTTCGTTCCCTCATCATCTTGGAAGACCGAGAGTTTGGGTGTTCGGACAGAATTCACCTTTACTGGAATAATAAAACAGGTTTATTTACCGAGGTGTAAATGGAACTTAAACGCTTCATCGACAACCCGATACAGATGAAGAAGCTGAGAGGCAAGATAGTCAATTGCTTTGGTGTACCTGCCGAAGATGTTGACGGTCTTGCTTTCGAGACGCTTATTCGTGCTTCGCAATGGTGGGAGCCTAATAAGGGAGCTTCTTTCCGTACTGCTGTGTTTACTACGCTCCCTTCTGTTGCGATAGACTATTTCCGTCGTAACAGGGGGCCGGTACACACTGACTATAACGACACTCTTTCTTACGAATTGTGTTCGTCATTGGAAAAGGAAGTCCACTTCCGTAGCCTCTTGACCAAAGTAGAACAGGAGATTGACAATGTAGAGAATCCCAGAGACAGAGAGATTATTCGTACCGTGTTGCTAGATGGCGCTCGCTACGATGAGTTTGGAATTCCTGCTAAAACAGCAAGAAAGATTGTGTCACGTTTCCGTAAGACACTAAGGGACAAATATAATGAGGAGATGTATTGGTGACTTAGAGGCTAACGGCCTTCTGGACACTGCCACAGTCGTTCATTGCGGAGTTTTTAAGGATATTGAAACGGATGAGGTGTTCCAGTTTCGCCCCCATCAAATACAGGGTATGCTGCAATGGCTTAACAGTGAAGTCGACACTCTCATTATGCACAATGGCATTGACTTCGACATGCCTCTTCTCCGGAAGCTGCATTCATGGGAGTTTAAAGGACGCCTTATTGACACGCTGGTGATGTCTAAGGTGCTTCAGCCTAAGCGTCCTGTTCCTTGGGACTGCCCTGTAAAGAATAAGCCCCATTCTGTAGAGACGTGGGGCTACCGTGTTGGGAGAGGGAAGCCGGAACATAATGACTGGGACACCTTCTCTGAGGCTATGCTCCATCGTTGTACTGAAGATGTGCATATCACACATATGATTTACAATGCCCTTGTTGCTGAAATGGAGCATTATGGTGGGTGGACAGAGAAACCCTATCGCCCTATGGATATGGTGCACCAACTGTTCACTATCCTTGAGAAGCAAGAACGACATGGATGGCTCTTTGACAGGGAACATGCCGACAAATGTATCCAGCAGCTTACAAAGATGATTGACAAGATAGCGGAAAAGCTCCAGCCTATGCTTCCTCTCATCTGCGTAAGAGAAGAGAAAACAACGAAGACAGAGAAAAATCTGGACGCTCTTCGTGAGGCTTTTAATGCTGCTTTCCCAAGCGAAGGCTGTATGTTCACCTTTGTAGCTAAGCCTTTTAAGATGGATGGGAAGCTGAATAGCACTGTCCAAAAATGGCTGGCTACAACTGGACATCGGCCTACTATTAAAGGGCCATTCTCTCGTGTGTTGTTTCGCCCTGTCGATATTGAGAAGGCTGAAGAATTGAAAAATCTTCTTCTGTCTTTAGGATGGGAGCCGGCTCAATGGAACACAGATAAAGAAGGCAATCAAACTTCTCCTAAGCTCAGTAAGGACGACCCCTTTCACGGTATTAAGTCTGGTATTGGGAAGATGATTGCAAAGCGTGTTCAAGCTAAGCATCGTCGTTCCAATATAGAAGGATGGATAGCATTGATTCGTCCTGATGGAAGGATAAGTGCAAGAGTTAGTGGTCTCGCTAACACTTACAGGGCTACACATGCTGGGATTGTGAATGTCCCCGGCTCTGAGGCTTTCTTCGGTAAGCAGATGAGAAAGTGTTTCATTTGTCCTGAAGGGAAAGTGATTGTTGGCACTGACTCCGCTGGTTGTCAGAACAGGATGCTTGCTGCTAGAGTGGGAGATGAGTTCTTCACTCGTACTCTCCTTGAAGGCAAGAAGAGTGACAAAACTTCCATTCACTTCGTCAACCAAGCTGCTATTAAGAAAGTAGCAGGGATTGATGTTAGCTACCATGAAAGCAAAACCCTCAACTACGCTGCCCTCTTTGGGGCTTCTCATGCCAAATTGGGGAGAACAGTGGGTGGAGGTAAAGAGCTTGGTGAAAAGATACAAGCAGCTATCTATGGTGTTGCCCCGGGGTTCCAAGCCCTTGTTGACAACCTCAATGAAGAATGGAAAGCTAATGCGAAAATGAGGAGGAATAAGTGGGGGAACATAGAATACTATGATGGCTGGATTCGAGGGCTCGATGGCCGACCTGTGTTCATTGAGAGCGAGCATGCTATCCTTGTTTATGTTCTCCAATCAGATGAAGCTATTATGATGGCTCTTGCTTATTGTAAGCTTTATGCTGATGCCACTAAGAAGTTTGGGCCTTTCGGCAAAAGGTGGGCGTTCCTCATCTGGTATCACGACGAAATTCAGTCAGAAGTGGACGAAGATATAGCTGAAGACTTTGCTAAGCTGGCAGAGAATGCAATTGTGTGGGCTGGAGAGTTCTACAAGATTGCTTGTCCCCATAAAGGGGAATCTGATATTGGCAAAAACTGGTATGAAACACATTAAAGGAGAAACTATTTATGGCAATTAACGCATCTACTGCACCTAAGTCTGGCGGAGTGAAACAGGAAATCCTTCCTATCGGAAGCCATATGGCTCGTTTGGTTCAGGTGGTTGACCTTGGTGTCCACCGCAACCACTTTGACCCTTCCAAAGCACCTAAGAGGCGCATCTCTCTCACTTACGAACTGTGCAATAAGTTTGTGAAGGATGCAGAAGGAAACGAAGACAAAGAGAAGCCGCGTTGGATTTCTCATGAGTTCGACCTCAACCATCTCACTTCCGACCTTGCCACTTCTACCAAGGTGGCTCGTGCTCTCGACCCTGCAAACACCCATCGTGGTGACTTCATCGCTATGCTGGGTAGCCCTTGCATGATTACGATTGTGCATAATCAGAAGAAAACTGGTGAGGTGTACGCTAAGATTGGCGTAGTGAGTTCGGCAATTGACGGTATTCCCTACCCTGCTCTTCGTAACGAGCCTTCCGCTCTCGACCTTGAAGAACCCAACATGGAAGTGTTTATGAAGCTTCCTGAGTGGGTAAAGGAGAAGATTCAGGAGTCTCTCGACTTCAATGGAAGTCCCCTTCATTCTCTCCTCAAGGAACTTGATGATGCTGCCACAGCAGCAGGGGGAGGGGGAGCCTTCCCTTCGGAAGCAGAGGGAATGGAGGATTTGCCCTTTTAAGGGACAGAAAGCCCCTTTTAAGGCACGATAAATAAGAACATGGCCCGTAGGTTAGGAAGCTAGCTTACGGGCCTTAAATCGTATGTAAGGAAGAAAAAGAGGTGGTGTATGCTTGACGTATTGATACTCTGCGTGGCTATTCTTTTCTGGTCTTACCTGCTTACAAGGTTTTAGGAGGAAAATGCAACCCTTAATTGATGCTGACATTCTTGTGTATGAAGTGGGAAGTGCTGCGGAATACGGATGGAAGAAGGGAGGAGTGCCTCCTTTCGAGTATGTGGAGAGTTTCTTAGAGAAGGCAGTGAAGGATATATGTGCGGCTGTCTGGGCTACCGAAGAGCCAATCCTCTTCCTCTCTACTGACAAGAACTTTCGTTATGACGTAGCCAAGCTTAAACCGTACAAGGGAAACAGGAAACATGAAGCTCGCCCTTGGCATTACGAAAACATTCGAGCTTATATGATGGCGAGGTGGCACACACGCTTATGCGATGGGTATGAGGCTGATGATGGTCTTGGCATCACCCAGTATTCAAGACTGGAAGAAAGAGACACAATCATATGCTCAAGGGACAAAGACTTGAGAATGATACCCGGCTTCCACTACACTTGGAAACGTGGCTTACAACCCGAATGGGGGCCAGAATGGGTGGATGATTTGGGTTGGCTGTCTCTCTCGGAACGCACGGTGCAGCCTTCCAACCCTGAGAAGCCTCCATACAAAAAGTATAAGTGTAAAGGAGTGGGGAAGAAGTTTTTCTACGCTCAATGCCTTATGGGAGACATCACGGATAATATCCCCGGACTTCCCGGAGCTGCTGATTTGAAAGCTTATAAGCTCCTAAATGATGCTAATTCTGAAGTTGAATGTCACAAAATCGTTTCTGATGCGTATATAAGTATATACGGAGAGGAAAAAGCTGCTGAGCAATTGAAAGAACAAGCTCAGTTGCTCTGGATTGTTCGAGAGTTCAATCCCGATGGCAGCTTGAAGATGTGGACACCACCAACTTAGGAGAATTATGCAGACGTGTATGACCCCAGCAAGGTTTCACTCTTTCATTAAAAGCGTTCTTAGGGGAGCCTCTATGAAGTGGCCCCCTATTAACGCTGTAAGAAAGAAAGCCAGAGTGCGTAGAGGATATTATTTATGTAATGGTTGTAAACAAGTAGTTCCCGCTTCTATCGTCGTTACATTGAAGAACGGAAAAACTAAGCGAGTGAAGAACGCTATAGTTGACCACATAGACCCTGTCATTCCTCCCTCTGGCTTCACTTCTTGGGATGAAGTGGTAGACCGTATGTTCGTAGACGAAGAAGGCTTACAGCTGCTGTGTAGAGCCTGTCATGAAGAGAAAACAAAGAGGGAGACAGATGAAAGAGTATCACAACGGCTATCCTCTGTTTAACGGGGATGAGGATGAATTTCGCCGCACTCGTAACAGAGGATTCATTCTCTTGAACATCGTAGAGGATATGACGGCTAAGGGGGCAGGAAAGGACGAAACATGGAAGGAGGTAGCTTCCTACTTGTCGAACATTCCTGAAAGAGAACATCATCTTATTATGTTGGCAGCTGAAGTAGCTGCTGCTCACAGACACAAAGGACCGTGGCACTAATGAAATGTATTTTCTGTTACAAGAAGCTTTCTGAAGCTGAGATTCTGGCACACTCCCTTGGGCAAGACCATTTTGCTTGCCCATACTGTCGTACAGTTCAGGAGAAGGAATTGGTGGACAGACCTTTTCGCTACTCTGTGGGAGACCGAAACAACTACCAAGCCCCGCATGTTAAAGCGGACTGGAGAGACTATTAATGGAATACACTTCTTCGACTGGAGTGGAGCTTAGCCGTGGCTCGGTAGAAGCTGCTGGCCTTGACCTCTGCGCATCCCGTACAATTATCATCCCTAAGATTTCAGCGGAGTCAATCCCTACTGGTATTTCTGTAGCTATCCCGAGAGACTGCTTCGGTCTCGTCACCCTTCGTAGCAAGTTTGGCTTCCGTTATGGGTTGTCTTGCCATGTGGGTATCATCGACAGCGACTACAGAGGGGAGATTATGGTGCATGTGTTCAACCACAATCCCACTGTCGAAGTGGTAATTCGTGAGGGGGAGCGGTTTGCTCAGCTCACTATCGTCCCCTATCGGAAAGTAGAGCCTATTCTGGTAACTTCTCTTAA